TACACGAAGGCGATAGCGGCAGTTGTACTTATGGGGCAAAGCTTGGATGCTTCGATGACCTTGTTATGAGCATGGCCATTGCCCTTGAAATGCTATACACAATTCCTAAAGCAAGAAACAAAAAAGACGGAGTAATAAAGAAAAATAAAAACAAGAGGGCTAATTACGAATCAGCTTCCGACTATCTAGCAAGGAGCAAGAATTAATGCCAGAAATCAAAGATAAAGACAAGATTAAAATACCTAAAATTGATATCATTGACGAGTCTGAAATATATGCCTTGGGCTCAAAACTGTATAAGCGTTTTACTTATTGGAGAGACCGAAAGCGTAAAATCGAAGAACAGTGGTTGAAGAATCTAAGGGCTTATAATTCAATATATGACGCAGATGTAAGGGCAAGCTTTGACCCGAACGGCTCCACTCAATACATAGGTATTACCAGAATGAAAACTACGGCTGCCTATGCCAGGATTACTGATATTTATTTCCCGGCCAGTGGCCATAAATTCTGGGGTATCAAGCCTACTCCGTATCCGATACTGGACGACAAGGTATGGGATAGAGAAGACTTTATCGACCAAGAAACCGGAGAACTATTAACCGAGGAAGAAATATTAACTGAAACAACCAATCGGATGTCAGAAAGAATTAGCGATCAGTTAGTTGAAAATGATGCCGATGCTCTTATAAGGGCTGCGGTTAAAGACGCATGTACTTTTGGCTCCGGTGTTATTAAGGCTGGTATGGTAAAGGTAGAACGTAAAAAGAATTGGGTAGAAGTCTTTGGTGAATGGGAGCTATTACAAGAAGACGATATCGTTCCCGGAATGACTCAGCCTTCACCGTTTGATGTTTATTTTGATATAAATGCTAATTCTGCCGATAACTCTATTGGTACATATGAGCGTCATATCTTAAACAAAGAAGAGCTTAGAGACCTTAAAAATTCGGCAGGCTTTAGAGAGAGCGTTATAGATGAACTAGTAAGAGATTATCCAGACGGAAACCATAACAGAGAACACCACGAAATAGAAAGGCAGTCCCTTGGCAATATTCAACATTTTGATGCCAGTGGTTATTATGAAGTCCTTGAATATTGGGGATATGTAGACGGGCAAGACCTTAGAGATGCCGGATTTGATGTTGCTGAGGAAGATTTAAAGCTAGGCTATCAGGCCAATGTCTGGATGTCAGGGCATAAAGTAATAAAGGTACTTATAGACGAAAGTATCAATAAAGGTAAGAAGTATTTTGTGTTCCCGTATGAGCAGATAAGTAATCAATTATGGGGTGTTGGAGTACCGGAGATAATGATGGACTCTCAGGACGTTCTTAATGCCGCCTTCCGCAGGCTCTTAGATGACGTTGCGATGACAGGGAACCAGTTAGAAATAAATGTCGATAGGCTTGATGATAGGTCTATTAATAATGCCAATAAGATTAAGCCATGGAAGATATGGTACAGAAGCGGCGGAGATGGTTCAGAGAATGCGATAACTGTACATAAAGTACCAAGTATCGGTAATGACCTTATACAAATCATAATGATGGTAAGGAATTTCATTGATGATGAAACCAATTTACCGTCCCTGATATCGGGTCAGCCGACACAGGAAAGTACTCCGGGTGCAGAAACAGCAAGTGGCATGTCTATGTTAATGGGTGCGGCACAAGTTGTAATTAAATCCGTTATAAAGAATATTGACGACTTCCTTGTAAAGCCTTTGATTAGAACATATTATAACTTCAATATGGATTGGAGTGAGGATAAAAAAATCAAGGGAGACATGAGGATTGAGGCTCTTGGCTCTAATATATTGGTGGCCAAAGAAATCCAGACCCGAAGTATGTCGGAGTTTCTATCAATAACCGCTAATGAATTCGATATGCCTTTAATAGAAAGGCCGAGGATATTAAGGAAGATTGCACGGAATATGGGACTTGATGAAGAAGATATCAAGTCTGACAAGAAGATAAAGAAGGAGCTCAGTACTCCCGACCCACAGGAAGAGAAAATAAAAGAGCTGGCAATTGAAAAGGCCGAACTTGAAAATGCAGAAATAAGAGCTCAGATAGATGTCTTAAATAGTGAGGAAAATAAAAATAATTCCAAAGTGGAATATGACAAAGAATTCCTTCGTCAAAGAAGAATAGCACTGGCAGAGGATATTAAGGAAAAACGGAAGGTAAACCGTGAGAAACACGAAGTCGATATGGTAAATGCAAGAAGCAGGAAGAGTGAGGAAGGAGGTAAAACGAGTAAAACAGCAAAGGCAAAACCTGTTAAAATTTTAAATAAGTAGGAGGAAAAGATGGGTAGACATCTTGAAGAGGAAGAGGCACGAGCGGTATTAGTTTTAAGTACTGACCCGAACTGGCAAATATTTAAAGCGTATATTCAGAGGAAGTATATAATCGCCCGGAACAACTGTGAAACAGAAATAGCCGATCATAGGTTTTTTCAGGGACATGCTTTAGAACTCAAAGAACTGGCAAATATTGAGACAAAGGCGGCAAATATTTTAGGCGTAATTTAGAACGAGAGGACAAAATGGCAAACAAAAAAGATACAGAGCAAGTTATTCCCATGGTTGACACAGTAAACCAAGGGATACTTGACTATGCAAACAAGGAAGACGAAGAAGCAAATAAGCTGTTTTATGAAGCGACTGGCCTAACACCGCCGGAAGAGAAATCTAAAGAGGAAGACCCAAAAAAAGAGGAAACTCCTAAAGGAGAAGAAACACCCAAAGAAGAAGACCCTAAGAAAGAATCAGAAGGGGAGCCGTTAGCCAAGGTGGTAGAGGAGGAAGGCAAGAAGGAAGACGACCTCACTATAGACCTTACAGTTGAAAATGCGGACAAGAGAATAAGTGCGGCGCAAAGAAAGATGCACGATTCCAATAAAAGCGCAAAAGACGCCGTTGAGGCACAGGATAAACTTAAGAAGGAAAACGATGATCTCAGGGCGTTGATAGATGAAAAAGCAACCGAGGCGACAAACCGTGACCCGGAAAAAACAGAGACTATTGAGGTGGAAACACAGCAAACCGACGCAGAGATAGACGATGACCTTGAGAACTTAAGGAAAGAATATCCTGAGATTGCCGAACCTATGATTAAGATGATGCAAAGGCAACAAGCTCAGAATGACGTACTACAAGCAAGACTTGATAAGCAAGAAGAAAAGGAGGACAAGAGGGATGCCGACGCAAAAGTAAGCAAAGAAAATGCTCATTATAACGCTATTGCGGACGTACATAAAGACTTTAACGAGATCAGTCAGGAACCATTATTGGACGAATGGATAGAAGGCCTTCCGGCAATAGAGAGAGCCGGAGCAAAGGTTATCAGAAGTGGTGGTTCAACTGAGGATGTAATATCGTTATTAACAACATTTAAGAAGGCCAACGGCTATGAGCTTCCCGGTGAGACCAAAACACAAAACGGTAAGTCTACTGATTCGAAGCTTGATAAAGCCAGGAAGCATCAAACTCCTCAGTTTAATAAGGGTAAGGAAGTGAACACAGATGACAAGCCTATTCTGTTCACTCAAGCCCAGATGCACAAATGGACTGAGAAGGAATGGGCAGCAAACGAATCCGCCGTAAATGAAGCAATGAGTAATGGGCAGGTTCGTTAAGAAGTAGTTGTATTATTTAGAGATAAGAGGCCGTGAACACCTTGCTTAGGCAAGCCATGATTCCCGAATTGATCTAAAGTGAGAATGAATATATTTTTCTAACTTAGAGACAAAGGAGGGCTTAGCTATGCCTAGAAATGTTCCAGTTTCAGTCGGATACAATAACCTCCCTAATGGTTATTTTATACCGGAAGTTTGGAGTAGAAAGCTTCAAGCTAAATTTTATGCGACCACAGTATTTGGCGCAATAAGCAACAACGATTGGGAGGGTGAAATCCAAGGACAGGGTTCCAAGGTTATCATTCGCAAAAGACCGACTATTACGGTAAGCGATTACCAGGTCGGTGGAACAATTAATTATCAAGACTTGACAGACGAAAAACTGGAACTCTTGATAGATAAAGCAAAGGTCTACGCTTTCAAGGTAGACGACATTGATAAGGCACAGTCTGATATCAGTGTAATTGACGAAACCACTCTGGATGCCGCAGAGCAAACAAAGATCACAATAGACGTAGACTTGCTTGCAAACATCTACACAGATGCAACAAGCTCTCTTGCTTCTACGGTAGTTACGAAGACTAACGTACTAGAATGGATTGTTGATGCAGGCACAGAGCTTGACCAGCTTAATATTCCGGTTGAAGGTAGATGGTTAGTAGTCCCACCTTGGATTGCCGGTATGATAAAGAAGGGCGATTTGAAGGACGCTTCTCTTACAGGTGACTTAACCTCGGTTATCAGAAATGGTAGACTTGGTATGATCGATAGATTTATGATCTATGTATCTAATAACATAGCACTTACAGGTGTTGCGGCAACTGGTACTTTCCATTGTATGGCAGGTACGAGGGATTTCGTTTGTTTCGCTTCTCAGTTTGTCAAGACTGAAACTATTAGATTGCAGGATACTTTCGGTGACGCTATTCGTGGACTGAACGTGTATGGTTACAAGGTAACACACGAAGATTCAGGTGTTTACATGCCAGCGAAAAAAGCGTAAGCTTGACTTATTTTATTCTTTACTATATAATCTATGTCCTGCCCCCATTGAAACCATAGGGGGTAGGACAGTATTTCTAACAGGAGGTTTTATAATGGCTAATATAGACTTAACTCTTGGTGGTACCACTGGTATCTCTGAGACTGCGGCTAGAAAGCAGATGGTGTTTAAAAACACTATTGACTTTTCTATTTCTGGAAACGAGTTAGTTGCTACGGATATCGGGCGTATGCTTAATATCCCGGCGGGTTTCTTCATGCACACTTTCGGAGTCCGTTTGGACGTTGTTCAGGGTGCGGTTGCAACTTGTGTATTCGGTGATGCTACCGCCGCTAATGGCTGGATAGCTACGTCTTATGACCTTGACGGTTCAGCACTTGATACATCGTTTTCTTTACCGGGCGATACTTTCCTTGCGCTTGGCGGTAAGCTGTATCACACAGCCGATACTATTGACATAGACCCCGGGCACGTTGTTGATACTGCGGTTATCACAGTATTTGCGGCTGGCTTTATGGTGTAGTAAGTAGTAATAAAGAACTGTTTTTCTTAGCCAGTCTCGATAGTGTATGGGACTGGCTAAGCAACCTTAAGATCATGGAGATTTTGTATGCCTAATATAAACCTAACTCAAACCAACACAACTGGCGTTGTAGACGGCTCGACTGGAAGGGAAATTGTATTTATAAACACAATTGACTTTTCCGCCACCGCCAACAACCTGATTTCTACTGATATTGGCCAGATGATTCTTGTCCCGGCTAAGTTCTGGATGACTACATTCGGTATCAGGCTTGACGTTGCTCAGGGTGCAACTTGTACTGCGGTATTTGGCGATGGAGATGGTGCCAACGACTGGCTGGCAACTGCCGTTGACCTTAACGGTACACCCGGTGCTTTCTTCCAGTCTGGTAAGATTCAGGCAGCCGCAACACCCGACACTTTCCTTGATTTGTACCATCCGGGGAAGTATTATCCCGATGTTGATACAATCGACATCGACCCGGCTCATACCGTAGATGCCGCACAGATAACAGTGTTCGCAAAAGGCTTTATGCTGGGGTAAACTTAGGGGAATAACAGAGGACGGACATAGATTTTTGCCCGTCCTCTGCCCCGTCTTTTTAATCTTTCATGGAGGAACTATGGAAAACAAGGAAACAATCAGGCCGGTAGTAAAGGACGAAAATGGCAATCTTTACTATGACAGAAAGTTCAAGGAAAATACAGTAAACGACAAAAGGCTTTCTAGCCGTGCTCCGGCAGAAGGAACACAAAAGCAGAATGACCCTTATGAAAAACGTGTGGAGGTTCCATTAGAAACAGAAATAACACATCTTCGGCACCCGGCGACAGGGAATATATTCCTCGCTAACAAGGAAACACTTAACCAGAAGCACTTAAGACCATGTACCGAAGAAGGTAAGTTAGTACCGGATACCAGAGTGTTTACCGGAATGAGATAACTCTTAGTTTTTACAGTTTTAGTATGGAGGTTGTAAATGGCAAACGACGCATTCGAAATGGGAGAAGGAAAAAAGCAGGGGTTGGAACAGATAGTAGCGGAAGACGTGGAAAAAATAGGCAAGTTTAACAAAGACGCACTATCTAACTTCGCTAAAAAGAAACTTGGTTATACGCCAAATCTCTTAAAGCATATTGGCATACTCCGTGGAGAGATTATAATGAAGGTGCAAGTATCGCTTGGGGAAATAGCTGCGGATGAATATACAGACGATGAAACCCGTGTGGCAATCGAAAAAGTTATTCCTTGCTATCTAAAGCATCCGAAAAACGGCAGGGTTAACCCTGCAAGCCCTCAGCTTTTAAAGAGGGGTGATTTGGTACCTTGCACGGCAGACGGCACGCCCTTGAGATCACATGAGTATTATATCCCACAAGAGAAACCATCCGCTAAGGCAAATAGCGCTAACGAATTAGAGAGGGTTGCGGCAGGAATGGAAAGGCAGATAGTTAGGTAAATGACAAAAATCATAGAATGGAGACAAAGCGTTTTAGCGGAACTTCCTTTCAATGAAGATATATTCGTTGAAAAGTTTTTGATGGAAAGCATCCAAGAGCTTTGCCGTAAGAGCCAGTGTTTCACCGAAGTCATTGCAGATACGTCAACCGCAGGTGTGCCGACACACTCCTTGCTACCAATAACCGCCGATTCAAAGATGGTTAAGTTCCTATATGGCAAGTATTTAAACAAAACACTTGACAATAAGACAGTCGGCGAAATGACACATCTCAATCCACAATGGGAAATAGGAGAAGGCACTCCAAACTATATTGTCTATGAAGGCGGAAATACCATACGCTGGTCTAAGATACCGGATAAAACAGGTGATGCCGTGGCGTTTACGGTTTCGCTAATACCTACGTCAATTACAGACAGTGATATACCGCAGCAAATCGAGGACGAACACCTTGAGACAGTAAAGGATTATGTCAAGTGGAAAGTTTATATGATGCCTATTGAAGGTGTATTCAACGAAAGGCTTGCAATATACCACGAAAAGAGGTATGACAACGGTAGGAGTAAATTAAGAACAAGCGTACTTACGGGTTTTTCTGGAAATGCACAAGCCCGGCAAGAAAGATTTGTATAAGGAATTTTTATGAATTTAAGCGAATTAATAATAGCGGCTCAGAACCAGGCGGACGAAATCATAGATAAGCCAGACTTGTTATGGAGTGAGGCTGAATGGACTGAGTATGCCAATGATGCAGAGAATGAAACTTGTATTCGTGCGAACCTATTAATGGACAGAACATCCTCCTTGGCCACTATTACGGTAGTTTCAGGTATAGCCACATACAGCATAGACGAAAAAATTCTCCTTATAAAGCGTGCTAAACTGTCAGGCAGTACCGAACCGTTAGTGAAAACAAGCCGTCGGGTTCTGGATGCTACTTTTCCGAATTGGGAAGCCGATACAGGAACCGTGAGAAGTTGGTTGCCGGACGATACGAATAAGATCACTTTATATAAAAGCCCGGTTGGCAACGATACTCTTTTCCTTATGATATCAAGGCTACCGCTTGAGGCCATGCTTCTTGCAGATAAGCTTATAGCATCCCCGGAAATAGACGAACAGTATCACTTAGGCCTTGTAGACTGGATGCTGTTTCGTTGTTATAGTAAGCAGGACGCAGAGACATTAGACCTTGGTAAGGCAAAGGAACACTTGGCAAGATTTACTAAACGCTTCGGAGAGCGGCCTCCTGCCTCAGTAATTAATACTTAATTATATATGCCTTATAAAGACCCGGATAAAGCAAGAAAATGGCAAAGAGAGTGGGTAAAAAAGAAGTATCACTCTAACACTGAGTTCCGGGAAAAAGCTAAAGCGGCTACCAAAAAATCTAAGAAGAAACATACTCTTGCCGCAAAAATCCTTTTAGCAGAGTTTAGAAAAGATGGGTGTTTGGAATGCGATGAAATTAACCCTGACGCTTTATGTGCCCACCACCGAAAGGCTAAAGATAAAAAAGCGCATATTGGCAGGCTGATAAGTTGTAATGCTCCTATAAAGAAAGTGGCAGAGGAATTAAAAAAATGTATATGTTTGTGCCTGAATTGTCACGCTAAGCTTCATGCAAGGCAAAGGAGAGAAGATTGACAAGGAATTATGAACCCGATAAAATATGTAATATCTGTAATACTCCTTTTAAGCCTTCTATGGATGGTGTAGAGGTAGAAATCGGCGGGGTGGACGCTGCTATCTGTGGCAAATGCTACGAAGGTCTGTCTCTAGCCATAGAGGAAGACGAACCGCACGTAACCATTGGTTGTCCTAAGTGCGACCATGTAATAGGGTTAAGAATAGAGGTAATCGGTGACTAGAAATATAGATATATCATCTAATTCGTTTGAGATCGGCACGGTTTCCGGCATAAACAATGTAATAGATGCCGCAAGGATGGAGCCGCACCAACTCGTATACGCTTATAATATAAATATTTCCGACAAGGGAAAACCATCCCGGAGATACGGCAACACAAAAAAAGTATCTCCTTCCGGCACACTCCATAGTATGTGGGGAGATAATAAGATGTGCTTCTATGTCGAGAACGGCGTACTTAAACGGCTCCATGAGGATTATACAAGTACGGTGTTGCGTACCAGTGTGGCGAATTATCATATGAGTTATGTCGAGGTAAATGATAAATATTACTATTCAAATCCGTCTGTAATAGGATACATTGAAAACGGAGTAAATAATTTATTCGCAATACCTACGGAAGAGCACAAGTATAGACCGTTACCAGGGCAGCACATAGAGTATTACAACGGCAGGCTTTATATTGCGAGAAATGAAACTATTTGGTATACTGACGTAAACTACTTCAACCAAGTAGATACCAGGTATAACTTCATTAAGTTTGAGAATGAAATAACCATGATGCGAGCCGTAGACGATGGTATATGGCTTTGTGTCGGTGATATAAACAGACAGAACACGTACTTTATACAAGGCGCTGTCAGGGAAGAATTTACATTGAGAAGCTTTGCAGGTTACGGATGTATAGAAGGCTCTGACGTAACTATAAAAGACGGTAGCAAGGTAGGCGAGGGGCTTTCCGGTACAGTTGCTATGTGGGCTTCGGACGGCGGTATTTGTGTAGGTGCAAACAGTGGAAGATTTATAAATATAACAAACGGCAAATTTAATACACCGGATAAGAGATTTGGAGCTGGTCTTTTCCGGGAGCAAAATGGTCTGGCTCAATATATCACAACTTTATGGGAGTAATAAAAATGGCATGCAAAAAAAAGAAAGGCAAAGGTAAGAGATAATGGCAAAGAAAAAAAGAAAACAAGCTACACTAGCAGACATGGAAGCAATGGTCAGTGGTAAAAAGAAAC